CGCGGCTCTTAAATTGTCGGAAATGGGCGCGAGGTTAAATAAAAACGGTTATTCGAACGCCGTTAATTTTAACACGGGGATGACTTTACCGGTTACGGATATGCCTTTTATGGTTAGTCGAATTTTGACGGGTAATTATACCGAAATAAGGGGAGCGGTAACAGTTGACTTGTCCGCTATGGTTGGCGCCGAGGTCCGTTTATTCGATTTAGCGGCGCACGCGATCAATACGGGGTATAGAGTTCCTTTATTTGTAGGGTTAGACTTTGAAACATTTGAGCGCCCAAGCGTTTACGTAAATAACGCGGGCGAGGTTTACCTCGTTAGACCTTTCTCGGGTTCTTGGTACCCCTCGACGGTCACCCTTATATTTAATAGCGTTGTTTACGGACGGAATACTCCGCCAGTTGACGACTACACTTATAACAAAACCTTTTTGGACATCACTTAAGGCTTTCCGTCGGGGTGATTCTCAAAGTAAAAATCTAAAATTTCACGCAAAAGGGCGGCTGTATTGGCCTCCTTTTTGTTTTTTATACGTTCGAATAACATACGGCGGCGGCCGTGAATCCACGCTTTTACCTCGATTTTTATAGACATTTAGCTCTTTTTTGTGGTCCTTTTTGGTCCAAGTAATGGCAAAGGGGCCCCGTTTAGGGTATAAAAATACTTATTTTTATCCTTGAATGGAAAATTTCGAGTACATAAGTAACTACGTTAGAGGTAAAAAAACGGCTAAAATGTCTTTAGACCGTTCTATCGACGGCAACGGGGCGCGAGGTATTAACGGCGCGGACTTTGCTCGAGAGATGGATTTTTTAGCCGAGGCGGGAGTCGAGGAGGTAGTTATCGAGATTAATAGCCCGGGCGGGAGCATAAAAGAGGGGTTTAGTATTTTTGCATCAATTAAAGACGCTCCTTTTAAGACAGTAACTAAAGTTATCGGAATAGCCGCAAGCATGGCCGGGATAATCTCCCAAGCGGGCGACCATAGAGTTATAAAAGACTACGGCCTTTTCCACGCTCACGGCCCGCAAGTGCCAGAGGGTAAAGCAGTCGAAGCAGATTTGTTAAATAAGATGCTAGGCAGTTTAAAAACGTTAATCGGTTCGCGCGCTAATTTAAGCGACGAGCAAGTTAGCGAGATATTAAGCAAAGAAACGGTATTAACAGCCGTCGAGGCTATGCAAATGGGATTTTTTGACGAGATCGAGGAGACAAAAGGATTTAAGCCGGCGCTTACGGTATCGAATAACATCGAAGTACTTTACGAAATGGCAAACAGTTATATTAATAAAAACGAACAAATGGACAAATTAAACGAGTTTTTACAATTAGAAAACGCGACCGAGGCGGATATTATCGCAAAAGTTAGCGAAATTCAAGCAGAGGCGGCGAAAGTCGAGGAGCTTAACAACGAGCTAACGGCTAAAGGGAGCGAAATCGAAACTTTAACCAACGAGTTAACGGCTAAAGGGAGCGAGATCGAAACGTTAACGAATGAGGTCGCAGCTTTAAAAATGCAAGCAGCTACCGAGGTAGTCGAAAACGCTATTAAAATGGGTAAAATCAAAGAGGACTCTAAAGAGTCTTGGATTACTCAGGCAGTAAACGACTTAGAGGTTACTCGATCTTTGTTGATGAGCTTTAACGGCGAGACAAAAGCGGTTAAACTTAACAACGTTATAAACCCAACCACAAAACCAGAGGACAAAGAAAGCCGCAAAGGTTGGGACTTCCAAAAGTGGAGCCAAGAGGACCCGAAAGGCTTAGAGCAGTTAAAAGCAGATTCGCAAGAGGATTTTGACAAATTGCTTAATGAGTATTTAGAAAACTAAAAAACAAATATTTACAATTAAAAACTATTACAATGGCAGAACAAGTTATCAAGTTATTTAGCAAGGAATTACAAGAGAATTTATTCCCGGCAAACGAATTTTACAAGCAGTCAAAAGTTGACGGCGGAATCGGCGCAAAATTTGGCTCGGTAGAAATCCCACAAGCGGGCGCAACTCCGGCAATTACAAAAAATCCTTCGTCTTTTCCTTTAACGGCATCGCAAAGAACGGACGACGTTAAAACCTACACCGTAGATTTATACGCAACGGCCGCTATCCACATCGAGGACGTTAACGAGATCGTTACGAACTACGACAAAAGATCGAATATCCTTATGGACCACGCGGCGACTTTAAATACTAGAATCGCGGACGAAATGGGGGTAGCTTGGGCGCCTACATTATTGGCTCAAAAGTCTTTTACTACTGGAACGGCAGACGGCACGGCTTTAGCTCCGGGAGCAACGGGAACAAGAAACGCCTTAACAAGAGACGATTTAAGCTCGTTAGCGATTAAATTCGACATCGACGACGTACCGGCGGGAATGAGAAATATCTTAGTTGACGCAAGACTTTACGCTCAATTATTGAAAATTGACTCTTTTATTAACTTCGATTACGTTAACAGAAAGCCAACGGTAGACGGGCAAATCGGCGAAATTTTCGGAATGAAAGTTTTCAAGAGATCGAAATCGGTTTATTTTGACGCTACAAACATTAAGAAAGCAGTCGGAGCAGCTACGGCAGCAACGGACAACCTTAGTATTTTAGCTTGGGCCGACAATTGCGTACGACGAGCAGAGGGAGCGGTTAAGGTTTACGCTGACATCGATAACCCGCTTTACTTAGGTTCTGTATTTAACGCGGCAGTTAGAGCGGGCGGAACTTGCGGGAGAACAGACGAAAAAGGAGTATACGCTCTTATCCAAGCTTAAGAATGGACAAGATAGCAAGCAAATATTTTACAAAGTCGGAGGTCGTTTTTATGACTTCCGACGGAGTAATTTTTTACGAGCTCCATTTTGCGAAAGCCCACGCCAACAAAAACGGGTTAAAAATAACAGAGTATAAAAAACCTAAAAAAAAGGTAAAAAATGGCACTAAATAGCGTAATATTTAACATAAATACGGCCGGCCTTGGGACTCCTTTAGCATCGAAGGACCACATTAGCGGGCTAGTATTTTATAACGATACGCTCCCGAGTGGGTTCGCAGCAAACGACCGAGTGAAAACGGTTTTTAGTTTAGCAGCGGCCGAGGCTTTGGGAATTATCGAAGGAAGCACCGACCACGGGGTCGAGTGGTATCACATTAGGGAGTTTTTCGAAAAACAACCAAGCGGCGAGCTTTGGCTAGGTTATTTCGATGAGCCAGCAGGAACGCCAAATTTTGTAGAGGTAAAAACTTTACAAGATACGGCACTAGGAACAATCCGACAAGTTGGAGTTTACTATCCTTTAGCAGCTTTCGCCACGGCGCAAGTAACGGCTTTGCAAGCGGTAGCGACTACCTTAAAAGCAGAAAGCAAACCGCTTTCTATTTTATACGGCGGAGATATTAGCGCGGTTTCTGACTTATCTTTATTGCCAGACCTTAGAACTTTAGCAGCTCCGGCGGTTTCTGTTTGTATAGGCCAAGACGGCAACGCGAGAGGGTCCGCTCTTTACGTATCAAAAGCTTACTCGATTACTGACTTAGGCGCTAAACTTGGGGCGGTCTCCGCTGCAAATGTTAACGAGTCTATTTCGTGGTATGAAAAATTTCCTATGGTTACTGACGGGAGCGAGTTCGACGTGGCTAACTTTGCAAACGGCGACGCGGTAGTTTTGGCGGCAACGTCTTTAGTTAACGCAATCGACGACAAAGGGTATATTTTCCTAGTTAAAGAGATCGGTTTTACCAATACTTATAACAATGACAGTTATAGCGCGGTAGCGGTAACAAACGACTTAGCAACGATCGAGAATAACAGAACAATCGACAAAGCGACAAGGAACTTAAGGACGTTTATAGTACCGAGATTAGGCTCTCCTTTGAGAGTTAACGCGGACGGAACGCTTAGAGAGGACACGGTTAAGACTTTTAAAGCTTTAGCAGACCGAGCGCTTTTATCAATGGAGGCAGACGGCGAGCTTTCGGCTTACGAGATAATTATCAACGCGGCTCAAAA